GGGGAAGAAAACTCGGCCACTGCTCAAAACTTACAAGGCCTGCCACTTTTCCTTTATTTTCAAAGGCCTGGGCACCACTCCGGGCCAACTTATTATACCTCCCAAAGATTAAAAAACAGACATCCAATAATGACCTTTTTGTTAAAAAAATAGTAAAAAAAGCTTATAATGATTTAAAGAAAGCGAGGTGACCCATGGCCTATACAGAAGCCGAAAAAACAAAGGCACTAACCCTGCTTTACGCCAACGGTTACAATTACGAAAAAACGGCTGAAATTACTGGTATTACTAAAATGACGCTTTATAACTGGGAGAAAGAGGGAGGTATACAAAAAAAAGGCATACCCGAAATGCTAGAGGACGCCATTATTGCAATGCTATCCATGATGCCGGATAAGTGGAACGGGAATTCATGGAGCGTAGCATTGGGCATCATGATGGATAAATACCTTTTGATGCGCGGTGAAGCAACGTCCCGAAGCGAGACCGTCACCACCAAAATCCAGGGTTTGGCTGAAAGCATGGAACCTGAGATGCGTGAGCAAATCCTGGCTGAAGCGACGAAAATCATTGAAAACGCTTCTGCCAAAAAGGAAACTGAATGACCGAAGCCCGGATCTTAGCGGCTGAATATTTGGTTGAAATGCTAGGTCAGGTCGGGTGGAAGGGGTGGTTGAAAAAGACGTTTCCCAATGCTGTTAGTGCTGACTTTGCCGATAGGCACGTGGAATTCTGGAACTGGGTAGAATCCTTAAAACCTGGAGATAAGCCCAGGCCATTTTGTGCATTTTGGCCTCGGGGTGGCGCAAAGTCTACGAGCGCTGAGTTGGCCGTGATTTATTTGGGTGAAAAGAAGCGGGTTAAAAAATATTGTTGGTATGTTAGCTCTACGCAAGAAAAAGCCGATAAGCACGTAGAAAGTATCGGCGACAAGCTTGAACAAATCGGGGTGGAGCGAGCGTTAAACAAATATGGTTCCCCAAAAGGCTGGCGAAGGGAAAGGCTCCGTACAGCAGGCGGATTAACAATTGATGCGCTCGGATTAGATAGTGGAGCACGTGGAGCAAAAGTTGAAGACCAACGGCCCGACCTGATAATCCTTGACGATTTTGACGAGAACGAGGACAGTACTCAAACTCTTTTTAAGAAAATAGGTCTTATCACTAAAAGCATCTTACCAGCCGGCAGCAACGATTGTGCCGTGATGGTTATCCAGAACATCATTTATTCGGACAGTATCGCAGCAAGATTGGTGGATGGCCGCGCTGATTTTCTCGCAAACCGAATAGTTAGTGGTCCTTTCCCAGCCGTTAAAAACTTGGAATACGAATCTCGCTACGACGAGAACCTTAAAAGAAGCATCTATATAATTACAGGCGGAGAAGCGACTTGGGAAGGCCAAAGCTTAGAAGTCTGCCAGGCTCAAATCTGGGAGTGGGGATTAACCGCTTTTCTGGAAGAAGCCCAACATGACGTTGAACGGAAAGGTGGGCCATGGGCGCATATTGTGTTTCAGCATTTTACTTTTCAGCAAAAGCCTCTGTATGTCAGGACGTGTGTATGGGTTGACCCATCCATAACCAGCACTGACCAGTCTGACTGTATGGGCATTTCAGCTGCTGGAATCCGAAGCGATGGAAGTATAGACGGAATATTCTGGTGGGAGGACGTGACGTCTCCGGAGGACGCTCTTCATCGCGCAATCAAAAAAGCCATGGAAGTAAAGTCTTTAACTGTTGGTGTGGAAACCGACCAGGGTGGTGACACGTGGGTCAGTGTGTATCAACGTGCGTTAGAAACCTTAAAAAACGAGGCCAAAGAGAAATTGGCTGCATCAGAATTAACCGAAGAAGAGCAACAAAAAAAATTTAAAGAAATCAAGTGGCCTATGTTTGCTTCCGCTAAAGCAGGTGCTGGTTTCGGGAGCAAAGCTGAGCGTAATTCTAAAATGCTGGCCGACTACGAAAAAGGTATGGTGCGGCACATGATTGGTACACACAACGCAATTGAACGAGCACTATACCGCTTTCCCAAAAAACCACTGGATTTGGCAGACTCCATGTTTTGGGCATGGAACGATTTGCGCAACGGAGTGGACTACCGGAAGGTGATTGACAGTGCTTAATTTTTTAAGGTTTGCTTTTTATTTTTTAAGGTTTCAATTTGTTAAGGTTTGCGAAATGTTAAAATTTGTTAAGGTTGAATTTGTTAAGGTTTGCAATTTTTTAAGGTTGGATTTGTTAAGGTTAATTCCAAAGTGGTTTGTTTTCCAAACCATTGGAGCGAGCAGTCGGCTTGCGGGAGGTTCCGATTTTATTCGCACCAAATTTTATTACAGAGTCTAAAAATAGTTATTAATCTAGGAGAATGATGAAGATAAAATCCCCGCTCAAGTGGAAAGGCAAGCCGAAGCCAGTCGTTTACCGGGGTTCTAGGAGGATTGATTCGACTTGCTGCAGTCACGGTTCTTGTTCTTGGTGCAAGGGAAACAGGTTTCATTCTTCCAAGAAGCGCGAAATCGAGGCTGATTTGGAGATTGAGGAATTTTCGAGAGGAGAAAAATGAACAAGGAAGAAATTGTTGAAATGCCTGCTGGTTCTAAGCTTGATGCTCTGATTTCCTGCAACGTCATGAAAATTCCCCATGCATGGATTAGCGGAAAGATTGTTCCGAACGGGGATGAGAAGAGATACAGCACCGACGTTGCTGCGGCGTGGGAAGTTCTTGAGGAATTGAATGAAGTCAAAGACCCTAAAAACAATGACGGGGATTACGGGATTTGGGTCAAGGTTTGGGAACGGCTTTCCGACATCAACATGATTGCCATGACTGGCGAGGAAGCTTCTTTGGAAATTTGCCGTGCCGCTTTGTTGGCGCTTTATGAAAGGTAGGTGAGTCATGCCGTTTGGATTTCCCTCTAAGAAAGATTTTGGTGAGCTTCTTGATGCCAACAAAAAGCTTAAAGAAGAAGTTGATGGCCTAAAGGCCGACATCGCCAAGAGTGTTCCGCACTGGCTTCTTTCAAGAGGAGAGGCTGAAAAGTGGCAGATGCCTGACCCGTCTTATTACGAGTCACAAGACACCATGTACAAGAAAAGCTCTTGGGTGCTCTCTGCTGCTGAGAATACCGCAAAGGTCGCTGTGCCCATCCCGTTCAACGTCAAGCGAAAAGTTGGCGAGGAAGAAAGGGACATTCCCAATCACCCGTTTGAAATACTCTTGAATTCTCCCAACGACCTTGATTCTCGCTATAACTTTTTGACAGCCACCATAATTACACGTATTGTCAACGGAAATGCCTATTGGTGGTTGAACAAGCCCGATAGCTATTCTCCTCCTGACGAAATCTGGTACATCCCGCCCAATAGAATCATTCCTGTTCCAGACAAGAAGCTTTATCTCGAAGGTTATCACTATTACCCAGGAAATGGAGAAGAAATTCTATTTCCTCCAGACCAAGTTGTCCACTTTAAAAGATTTAATCCGTTCTCGAGGTTCATTGGAATGTCAGCGGTTGAAGCTCTGGCTTACACAGTTTTTGGCGACATGGAAATGGCTTCTTGGAACGCAAGATTGTTCCGAGAGAATAATGGACGACTACCCGGTATCATTACTTTTGAACAATTTCCTCCGGATGACGTTTGGGACATAATGAAATCAGACATCACAGAAGCAGCTCGTCGCCGCAATTTCTTGATGCTGCGGGGTGTTGGGGCAGGTGGAATCCAATGGCTCCAGAATTCCGTGTCCCAGAGAGAAATGGAATTTCTCGAAGGGCGTCAAGCAAATCGCAACGAAATTTGGGACGTGCTTGCTCCGGGTCTGGTGTCTTATCTTTCTCCAAATGCCACGGAAGCCAATTCAAGAACTGGAGAATCAGCTTTTGAGAGATTGTCTGTCAATCCAATTCTTGAGGAGATAGCTCAACAAATTTCAAACGAAGTTTTAAGGCTGTGGGCAGGCAAACTGATTGGCCACTTCGAAAACATCATCAAAATCGACCAGCAAATGGAGAACGAGAAGCAGAAACTTTATCAAGATTCTCATGCGGTAGGAGAGATACGAAAGACGTTCTATGGTGATAGTCCCTTTGGAGACGAGAGAGACAAAATGTCTGTTGAACAATTCCAGAAAATGGGTTCAACAACGGCTTATGCTGGAAACCAAAATGCAACATCGGTAACTTCAAAACCGGAATATACTGTAACTGGTACAGAAAGTCCTGAGCGTGCTCTTGCGCAGGTTCAAGGCAAAGCGGCACTAGAAGAACTCGACAAGTTCGAACGTAAAGCAATCAGGAAACTTGGTAAAGATGTCGATTTTATGAGCGATCATATTCCGGAAGATATTCAGGAATTTATTCACTGTCAGCTCCCGATTTGCCTAGACGAAAAGGCTCTCAAAGCAGTTTTTGAGCAAGCAAGAATAGACGTTGTTAAAATTCCTGTAATCAAGTTGAGCAACGAGAAAGCGATGACGCTTGCTGATGCTATCAATAATTTAGCAGATAAACTCAGTTAAAGGATTATCATGAAAAAAATACTTGTAGAAATAACTGCTTGCTCACTTAAAATGTATTGGTATGCCGATAAGATCGGAGAGAAATTTGAATGCTACCTTGATGAATTTTTAGACAATTTCATTGTTGCTGAAGATCAAGACGAAAACAAAAGTGTGATAAGAATGATAGATAGAAAGGATGGCAGGATTTTACAAGATGTATAATATTTCTAGGAGCATAATTTGGGAAACATTAAAACAATATCCTGAAATCAAACCTTATCTATCAGAGAAAACATTTAAGGTCATCGGAGGTGTTCTACCAATTGTAGAAAGATATTACAATATTGTATACAATTCTGTAAAAGGTTATCTGTCTGGTACTAAATATACTACGTCATATCGCAACAACATGGCGGTTGCTATGGGAGAGTCTTTCACAGATGTCGTGTATTTAGGATTTCAAGAGGCGGGTGGAGAGTTACCCTTGGATCAAGAGACTGCTAGTTGGCTCGCTAAAAGAATTGGAGAAGAACGGCAACATATCGACGATCTTTTCGAAAGACTTAAACTCGAGAGGCCTGTCGTATCTGAAGACGACATTGAAAAAGAAGCTACCTCGAGGGCGCAAGGTTATTCTAATACATTAGACACCATGTATCAAGAAGCTAAAATGCGTGGTTCTAAAAATAAAACTTTAATTTTCACTGGAAGACCTGGAAAAGATAGTTGCCCAGAATGTCAAAAATTAGAAGGAAAACGTCATAGAATTTCTTGGATTTTAGCGAACAATATGATACCCCGTCCGGGGAATACCAATTTTACTTGTGAAGGATACGGTTGTCATCATTATTGGATGGATCCAATTACCGGAGAAGCATACTCGTTATAGGAGATAAAATGAAGTGCGAATATTGTAGTACAGAAAATCTCGAGGAGGGTAATTGTCCAAAATGCGGTGCTCCTGTCAGAAAATCAGAATTTTGGAAAAGTGATCCGTTTTTTTTACAATGGCTATATTTGTTATACTCTATCTTACCCAGATAGAGATACGAGAGAAGTTCAATTTTGGCTTGGCAGAGATTTGATTGAAAGAATTGAATTTACTAGGCAATTTCTGGATGAGTGGGTTCCAAATTATTGTGACGCAATGCCTTTTGTCTGGGAATTGTTTTTGCTTGCGAGAGGTGAGCAGGAAGTCGTAATCTACCAAGAGCGCAATAATAAATATCCTGCTTCTTTCGAAATTACGCGCATTGAAAATCCATTGAAAGTGGAAATTCACGAAATGAGAAATCAACTTATTAACAGGCAAGTTTTTAAAGAGTCTATCGAGAAAGGATTTGTAAAGGTAGGTTGAAATGAGCGAAGAAACAAAAGTTTACGAAGTCGACTTTAGCAAGAAAAAAGTTGAGGATTAAGATGACTTTCAGCTTTACTTTTGGACCTGTTTCAACTTTGACAACAGGATTGTTCATTGGATTCGTTTGTGGCGTGATAGTTACACTGATTGACTTCCGCAAGAAAATTTTTAAGAAAAAAGATTTATAGAATTTTAAGGTTTCTTCTTAAAAATGAGTTATACTGAGGTTGTCTCTTCACGACAGAAGGCAGCTGCCTCGAGCAGAGACCATAACCCCTAGTAGGCTAAAAGGGAGCAGGACATAAACCCTGTCCACGAGAGTGAGAAACCTGCCTGCCTTCTGACAACAAAATAGCAAATTAACCAGAGGTTTTTCTAGTTAGAGAAAGACGGTTAAATACCCAAATTTTGGGTGTTTTTCCGTCTTTTTTGCTTTTAATTCAAAAAAAGAGGTGAAATATGCCTTATCCCGGAGTACCAGACTCAGATACTGAAAAAATGGAACGTTGTGTTGGCCACGTCATGGATAAAGGTCACGACAAATCTTCCGCTATTGCGATATGCCATAGTGCTATAGTTGGCAAAAGCGAGGAATCCGTAAAAGCTCTATTAGATATGGGATTCAAGCTTGACGCAGAACCGTCTGCCAAATTCTCAATCAAGGTTGCTGGGGATTGGGAACTCGAGGTAAACGGAAATCCCTTCGGGCCAGATAGTGATACACAGTGGTTTGATAAAAAGACAAAAATCGTAAGTGGCTCTGAAATTCCTGTTGTTTACTATCACTCGCTTTCGGAAGATTCCAGGATAGGGAACATCAAATTTGCAGACAAGCCAATCATTATCGGAAAAGCCTCTATGCTTGAAGTCAGATCAGATGGTGTTTGGTGGAAAGTCCTTTTGGACAAAACCGTGGATAAAGCAAAAGACGTTTGGGAGGCTGCTAAAAAGCACGCAGCTGTGGCTTCCTCTGGTTGCATCAACTACTTGTCTCGCTTGGAGGTTGGTGGAAAATTAGTTCCATATACTAAATCAATACCGGGACGCATTGCGATTTGGCATATGGGTGAGCTGTCCCTTTGGGATAAATTTGGGCATTTACCTCAAGCACATCCCAGTGCCATTGCAGTTCCAGCTCACGCTGTTGCGGTTCCCGCATTGAAAGCAATTTACGAGGCGGCAAAAATGCCGTTTCCTCCTTCTATTGTTTCTCCTAAAAACGCAGAGTCTTCCATGAGCGAAGAGCGGAAAGGTGAACTCGAAGAATTGCAGAATTTCGTTAAAGAATACGAAAAATACATTGAAAGATTCTAAAAAGGAGATACCATGGACGAAAAACTACTTGAGTCCTTAAAAGCCGACTTGCTGGGTTGCGGTGAAAGACTCCGCTTCTTAAACAGCGTTGGCGAGGACCTGACCGACGAACAGCTCGAAGAATTCAAGACTTTGTCCGCGAAAGCCGAAAGGTTGAAAATTCGTATCGACGGCATGGAAGCTGCTGCTAAAGCAGAGATGGTCGAGAAAGAGCAAGCAGAGGCCGATACCCAAAAACGCATCAATGATGCAGTTGCAGAAGCCACCCGAAAGATGGAGGCCAAATTCCGCAGACCTGATTTCATCGAAGGTGTTCCCCTCGTTGCCAAATACGGCGACACGTGGAAATACGACCAGCTTGATGCGGTTGAGCTTTCCCTCATGATTGACATGCAACACAACATTCATCAGCTCAATCCCAACACCCCAGCCCCAAGTCCTGGTGCGTTTAAAGCACTCAGCCTGAGAATTGCCGAGCTGGACGAGCACGACACTCGCGATGTTGCAGAAGGCATGGAAGAAGAGCACCGCAAAAACATCATGTACGCCAAAGGCTCTTTCAAAGCAGCCACGAACATCGAACCCACAAAAGAAGCTGTTGAGGCGGCCATCAAAGCAGCCACCGATCCAATGTACACAGGTGCAAGTCCAATGTCTGACTGGGTGGGCACCGCTTATTCTCAGTCAATTTGGGAAAAGATTCGAGGCGGTCTAGTTGTTGCCCAGAACATTCCTTCCGACACCATCCCAGATGGCTTTTCAAGCAAGGTTTGGCCACTTGAAAGCACCGACTTCACTTGGTACAAGGTTTCAGAAACGTCTTCAGCGAACGCCACAACGGGCGTGCCCGATGCAACTGTAACTGCTTCTCAACTCGCCACCGCAAATAAGACTATCTCTGTTGGGAAACTAGGCGCAAGAGGCATGTACTCTGGCGAAGCTGACGAAGATTCGCTTATCGCCTTTGCTCCTCAAGCCAGAATGCAGTTAACCAAATCCGGCATGGAGTACCTGGAGCACGTCATCGTCGACGGCGACACAGAGACCTCCGCCAACAAGAACATCAACGATATCGCAGGCACTCCCGCTGGCACCGAACCGTTCTTGCTGGTGGACGGGTTCCGCAAGCTGGCCTTGGTCACCAACACCGCAAACTCCCGCACTGCCAACGGCGGATTGCTCATCACGGATTTCAAAGATACCTTGAAGCTCCTGGGTACTGCAGGTTTAAATGGCGCTGACCCCACCGCAGTGGCCTTTATTACGGATTACAACACGATGTGGGCAATCATGGACATCGATGAAATCAAGACCAAAGAGACGTTCACCCAAGGCACGATTGAAGATGGCTTCTTGACCCGCATCTACCGTACCCCTGTTCTGTACTCGTTCCAGATGCACAAGTATTCAACCGCCTCAACTTACGAGTTGAAAGTTAATACGGCAGGTAAGGTTGATCAGGACACTACGACCAATAACACAACCGGCGCGATCTTGGCAGTTAGATGGGATCAGTGGAAGCAGGCTTACAAGCGTCGCATGACCATGGAAGTCACCCGCAAGCCTGAGAGTGATTCATGGCAAATCGTTGCCCTAATGCGCTGGGGTATGGCCTATCGTGATACGGAGGCTTCAGCCATCACCTATAACGTAGGTGTGTAAACTCTGATATGATAGCCTGATTTTTTCTTAGGAGAATAAGTGGGGAAACTCCTAAGAAAATGGAGGCAAAGGAGATTTGAATGACCAACAAGAAACCTTATCCGTTCTTAGCACGTGGTGATCAGCGTTTTGCTGTTCTGCGCTCCAAAACCTTTAACATCGATAACGGTTCTGGAATCACAGACGATGACGTTCTGTTTGCCGATTTCGACAAAGAAGCTTACGTGATGCATGCTCGTGCTGTTTATGTTGAAGCTACCGATACTGCTGGAGCTGCCTCTGCTAATGTCTCTTTAGGAACTACAGCCGGAGGCGTGGATGTGGTTGCTGCAACTGCTCTTGAAGTTTCTAAGGCAGTTGGTGGTGCGACAGAATTGACTTTGGTCAGTGGTGGGCAGCGCATTGCCGCAGGTGGAGCATTGTTTGCGCGTCATACTGGTATTGCTGCAACAGAAGCAGGGCAGTATTACCTGCAAGTTCTAGTGATGCTCAAACCGTGACCCCGATAAGCTTCCATAATATTCACGAGGGCGAAACTTGCTTGCTCGTTGGAAATGGTAAAAACTTAAGTTTGACCCCTCCAGAACTTTTTAACTTCCCGTCTTTTGGAATGAATACAATTCATCTATATGACGGGTGGAAGCCAACCTATTACTGCACAGTTGACCAAAGAGTTATGAGAGAGTTTGGGGATGCTATTTTTGAGAAGTTCTCAGAAATCCCCAAATTCTTCCCTCAACCAAACCTTAACAAATGGAGTGGCGAAAACGTTTTTCGTTTCCTTCATAGACCAGGAGAACTCCTTGCTAATAATCCGGGTGACGAAGACTTTTTCAACCGTGGATTGGCGTATACCAACATTACGCATGTCGCAATCCAGCTGGCTTGGCATATGGGATTTACCACAATGCTGATAATTGGAATGGAACACAAACTCTTCAAGGGCCAAGATCACTTTTGGGGTTGTGACCACAAAGGAAATGCCAGCCCTCCTCTTGACATTTGGTTTGAAGGATATCAGATTCTTGTCAAGGCGGCAGTAAGGAAGGACATTAAAATCTTGAACATCTCCGCTGACACCTTTGTCCCAATAGAAGTGATACCTCAAGGCAATTACAGAAACTGGATAACAAATGGAAAGAATTGAAGAATTCCACAATTTGCATAGAGGCGAAACTTGCTTGATTGTTGCAGTTGGCCCAAATTTGGATTTGACACCTCCCGAAAAATTCAACTACCCCTCCTTCAGTTGCAATTCGATTTTCAAAAGAGAGGGATGGAAACCCACTTACTACGTGGGAGTTGACGAAAGACTCAAACTTGAAGAGGGCGAGAACATCAAGACTCTGCTTAAAGATGTCAAAACGTTTGTGCCATCTCCGGACTGGGACGATTGGAACATGAATGGAAGAAACGTTTGGCGCTTCAAGCATCGAGAAGGGCCAATTTACATCGGAGGCCAATTGCCCACTCAAGTTAAAGCTCTTTCTGTCACGGGTATAGCGTACCGTAGAATCTTGGGAGCTGTCTTTCAGATAGCTTACTTTATGGGATTCAAAACCATGCTGTGCATTGGAATTCAACACAAGCCAGGAGCTGAAAGAGAGCATTTTTGGGGTTACGACGAAGGTGTGGTTGCCGAACAACCCCTGATTCACTGGTTTGAAGAATATCGTCAATGGTCAAATTTTGGAAAAGCAAAAGTTCTGAACATCTCTGAGGACACTTATGTTCCAGAAAACATTATCCCCCGGGATGATTGGATGAAATGGAGTAACAAATGAACAAAATCAAAATGATTGAACACTTTCAGGGTACTGGTGTTCCCGTATTGTCAGTAGGTGAGGAACTTTCTATTGGTTCGGGCGGTATATCTCTTGAGCTTGCGAAATGGCTTGTTGATAACGGCAAGGCGCAAGATATTTCCAAACCCGAAAAGCCGAAGCCTGAACTTAAAGTTGAGAAAGAACCAGAACCGGAACCAGAAAAAAAACCTGAGTCTTTAGGCGTGATGACTTCTGACAAAGTCTTTTCTGCTGACAAAGTGGGCAGAAAAGGTAAATCGAAATGAACATTGTCACTGCTTCGATAACCACAGATTCTGCTGGAGATGGAGTTGGGTACGGCAATAAAACTGTTGTCGGTAAAGTTTATGCTGTCCAGCTTGTTGATGGCGACTTTGCTGATGGTGTTGATGTCGCTATTGTCTCCGAAGAAGAAGACTTGGATGTTCCTATTTTAACCAAAGCGGATTTCAACACGGATCAAATGGTTTATCCAAGAGTACCCACTGCCGCAGTTGCTGACGGCTCTGCTTTGACGGATTATGCTATGCCACTTTCTGTGGGTCGTATCAAAGTGACCATTGCACAAGGTGGAGCTGCTAAAACAGGCAAAGTCAAATTGTACATAGTTTAAGGAGAAAGATATGGAAAACAAAGTTGAAAAAAAAGGACTTGCTGAAGACTTCTTCAAGAAAGTTCCCAATGAAGGAATCAAAATTCATGGTTCCTTTCACCTCCAAATTCTCGAGGATAACAAGATTGTTGGTGACAGTGGTTGGCACGAGAATCAAGTTGTTGACCTTGGGTTTCTGGATTATCTTTGCAAATCACTAGGCTCAAGTACTGGTTCAAAGTACATTACCCATGTTGGTTTGGGAACTGGAACTGAACCGGGTGCTGCCGCAACATCTCTGCAAGGCGAAGTAGGTACTCGTCAAGCAGTCACGTTTGCTACAAGTTCAAACAGCAAGAAAGCTCGCTTTACAGCAACGTTCTCGGCAGGATGGCACACATCCTCGGGTGCTTATGACATCTCGAATATTGGGTTGTTCAACACGTCTTCTGGCGGTACATTGTTTGCTGGGAATACCTATGCTTCTTCAAGCTGCGCCTCGAACCAGGCTGTTAACGTCACTTACGACATTGACTTCAGCTAATGGACATCCAATCTGTTCTGAAAGAAAAAGGCGGCATCAAGCTTGATGTAGGATGTGGCGAACACAAACAGGGTCTTGATTGGGTAGGCCTTGACGTACAGGAATTGCCTGGGGTGGACATTGTTCATG